GCAATATGCAGAGAGAAAGCGGTCAAATGAGGCGGCTGATATTGCAAGACCAAGTGAGACACCAAAAACTTTGGCCGACACCAACAGCAAGCGACCACAAGGGGAGTGGGCAAAACGACACGATGTGGAGTCGTTTGGATTATGCAGTGGAGAAACCCCAAGGCAAGCGAATTTCTGGCCAACTGAACCCGACGTGGGTCGAGTGGCTGATGGGGTTTCCAACAGGTCACACAGAATTAAAGCATTGGGTAATGCGGTCGTCCCGCAAATCCCAGAAATCATCGGACGAATGATTAAGATATACCAGAAAAGTATTGACACCTAAATCAAATATCCCCATAGTTCACAAAAGGAGAGCATTGTGGAAGAATTATTCAAGGCAATACCAGAGTATTTGAAGCGTGGCGATGAGGTTGTGGCTAACCACTTCTCACCATCACAGCTAGAGAAACCTCTATGCCTGTGGAACTTTGAGTATCTACACCTCAAAGAACGCCGCCGCGATGTACCTGTAGGCGCACCTGCACCAGCAGGGGGCGCACTACATGACTGCCTACAATCAATTATATGCGATGGTGCTGACCAAGAAGAGGCACTGAATGCGGCTGTGTTTAAGCTGAGAAATCACAACGCACGAGATGAGTTGGATGCCGTCAAGGTGGAGCGTTACATTGATGACCTGCCAGAGATGGTTGAAATCGGACTCGATGCCCTGCGCTCTACCATGAAGGCACAAGGTGAAATCCAAGCCACAGAAGAAAAGGTGCTTGGCTTTGAGCATCCAAAGCTAGATATACCTATCATTGGTTATGCTGACCTCACAACCAAGTCATCCGTCATTGAGATTAAGACCAAGTGGGCAAAGGCTGGTGCTATCAAAAAGGATGGCACAAGAGGCTTTTCCGTGCCAACCCTACCCAAAGTCCCAGATGCCGCCCATGTGCGTCAGGTGGCCTTCTACAGAGCTTGTACAGGGCTTCCACCAACAATCATATATATAAACGCAAGGGACTGGTGTGCGTTCACACAGGGCAACTGTGATGAGTTACAGCCATACAATTTAGATAATCACCTGAACTTCTTGGTTCAGGCGGCAATCGTGCGTCAAAACCTAATGAAGATTAGTAATGACCCAAAGGTGCTTGCAGGTTATATCCAACCTGCTTGGAACGACTTTCGATGGAATATCGGGGGTGAATTTTTAGCTGAAGCAAAGGAGATATGGAAGCTATGAGCGATACTAAACACACTTGGAAAGACCTGATTATGGAAAGATTTTATGAAGAAGAAGCTCAATCTAAAATCAGGGAAATTGAGGAGATACTTTTCGGCGATGGTGAACCTAAGATTGACCAAATTGTTTTTGCGTCCAGTGAAAATAGTTACGAAAAGTTTGTTTTAAGGGCAAGAGAAGAGCCTGGTATGTTACCTCGTGAATTATACGAGCAGATTTTAGGCGACCTCTTTAGTATGCAAGCGGAGATAAACAAAGAAATCCCGACTGCGATAAATGATTTGGTGGCGGTAAGTAAGCACGATTATTACGAATAAGGAGATATGGAAGCTATGATGAATCTAGCAACAGCATTAATTAAGGCACAGGCAGAGTTTCGCACAGTGCCACAAAGCGGAAGCAATCCGTTTCACAAATCTAAATACAGCACACTCAAAGACTGTTGGGATACTGCAAGACCAGTGCTTGCCAAACATGGGCTATGCGTCCTGCAATTCCCCGATGTTATGGGTGATGGCAACTATGTCCTAAAGACTGTTGTCATGCATGAAAGCGGCGAGTCAATGGAAGGCTACCAGCCTGTCTTGTCTGCAAAACAAGATGCACAATCAATGGGTTCTGCCCTGACCTATGCCAGACGCTATGGTTTATGCGCCGCACTTGGTTTAGTGTCAGGTGATGAAGATGATGATGGCAATGCTGCCTCACAAGTTAAGTCACGTTCTACCCCCTCAAAGGGCGTGACAGCCCCGCCCAAACCCTCAGGCGGGGCAACCAATCCTAGCATCGAGGAGCAAGTAAATGCTGTGCCTCACCTTGGTGCGTTGCAGTCTCTCTATGAGAGTCACAAGGATAAAATCGAGGCAATGGCAGAAGCTGATAAGACTAAAATCATATCAGTGTTCACCAAACGTAAAGCTCAACTATCAGGAAAGGACTAGATTATGAGCCAGACATACGACAACACAGGCACAACAGCCCTATGGCGTAATGAGAAATATGAGGCAGGTGGTAAAGCACCACGACTCAAAGGTCACATTTATGCACATAAGGACATCAAGGCAGGTGAGAAGTTTGCTATCGCTCTTTGGGATTCCAATAGCGAGAACGACAAAGCACCAGCCCTGCGTGGTAAAGTTGAAGATGTTTACGTTCCTGACCAACAGGCAACTCCAAGTGCGTCAGCCGCACCAGAGCCACAGCCTGTTCAAGCAGGTGATATTCCGTTTTAGGGAGGACTAACGATGAGTGGAACGACTGTACGTTGCGGTAAATGCGAAGGTAGAGGAGTTCTGCTCATCAATGTCTCTGCCGATGGTACTGGTAGTAGTTATATTGAAAACAAATGTATTGCTTGCTCTGGTACTGGAAGGATAGCAAGGGATGAGCTTATGAGCAGACACGCTGATTATACGTTAGAACCAGATGACCTCATGGTCTTGGCGATGACAGGCGCACTCAGGACAGTCATTAATGGCGAGATATATCAGCGCAAGATGACATCCAGAGAGCTATACAAGCTGGCCTCATATGCCCTCATGTCAGCTATGGAAACAGATAAATACGAAAAGGAGAAAGAAATCGATGCAAGTGATAATCGACAGCAAACGTGGCGTTAATAAACCACTACGCCTGATAAGCATTTGTCAGGCAGTGTGTGAGCATTTTCACATACCTGAAAGAGAACTGCGCGGCATTAGGAGGCATCAATCTATTGTGTATGCGAGGCATGTATTTTGTTACATAGCGTTTGAATACACATCCGCATCTAAGTGCAAGATTGGTCACTTCTTGAACCGCGACCATACAACAATCATCCACGCACTCAGAAGAATATTCAGAGACCATGAAGGTGACTTAGAGTTTTCACAGATGTGCATAAACATTGCTAAGGAGGCATATGAAATTGACGAAGCCAAGAGACAAGAGCTCAAGAGAGAAGCACAAGAACTTAATGAAATCCTTGGAATTAGCGAACCAAGAGATTATTCAGAGTTTGCAAAACATACAGAGATTGAACGACATTCAGGAGAGCAAGAGGCATACCGAGCAGACGATAGTGGAGACACTATGCAGATTAGTGGAGATACTAAACAAAAAGCTCAATGCCTATCGGGACGAGTGTGCGAGATTAGAAAAACGGATAATGGATATTGGGTCTATCCCGAATGATAGTCCAGGATGGCGAGAGCTAAGAAAAGAGGAAGCATCCCAAACAGTAATCGACCTGAAAGAACGATTAGCTGCAATGGATGCAATGAAAAAATAGGTGTGGATAACTTTGACTGGATTATAAATGGAGAGGGAAAAGCGTTTCACGACAAATGTTTTGACTTATATTTAGCCAGAAAGAAGACACCCACCTTTGAGGATTTGTGATGGATGTTAAGAAACAAGACCACTACACACGACTGCCAATCCAACCGATTGAGTACATATTGGAGAACAGTATGGAATATTGGCGGGGTAATATTGTAAAGTATGCAAGCCGTGCTGGGTATAAAAATTATCAAGGTATGGGTTTGGAAGAATCTGCAATTTTAGACTTGCAAAAAGCCATACATTATTGTGAGATGCAAATTAGTCAAATCAAAGGAGAGAGATATGACGGACAGCCTAGACAGAATGAATCAAGCAATGGAAGCAGAGAGCAAAGCTCTGCGGGAGCTTCTGGAGGGGATGCAAGCCCTGAACGAGAAGCATACTGACTTAATCAATATGCAACGTAACAAAACTATTTTTGAGTCACTCAGAGATAGCTCTAGTATCCTATCCCAAATGCTTCAATCAATCATGGACAGACATGACAAGCACAGCACCTAATACAGTGACACTGAGACTGACCAAAACAGAGTTTACTGCTCTGAAAGAGGCTGTGATGGACATAAGGGAGTATGTTGAGACAGATATGTTTAGCTCACCAAAAGGCTTGGCAGCGTTCAACAGAATTGTGGACAAGATTAAGAATGTAGAATTAGTGTAGGTTTTTTTGGTTTCCCCTACACTACGGGGCGGTGTAGCTCCTTTCGCCGCCCCAATTAAATCAAGGAGAGTAAAGTGAAAAGGAAGGTTGTTGGTAAAGCTCAACTTCTTAGGCTTAACATCGAGAGAGAAGAAGAAAATATCAAGATTCTTGAAGATAATCTCAGATTGTTGAAGTGTGCGCTGAAAGAACAAGAGGAATTAGACAACCACAAAAAAGAGTGTGCAAAAGAAAACAATCGAGCCAAAAGAGAATGTAAAAAAATCATTAAGAAACACCCTGAGTTCGGCATTAATGTTGTAAGAAATAAAGTTGGTTGGAATTATGAGATTTTTGTTGGTGAGAGGTTAATGAAATTGACTAACGAAAAAAATCATAACTTTAGCTTGTCACATCATGCCGATGATTGGTGCGGAGTGTTAGACCGACTTCATGAAATAGTTGATTGGTGTAATGAGCATTACAAAAGTTAGCGGTGCTACACCCTGCGGAACTTCTTTGTCTTTGTGGCAATCTTCTTTGGCTGTCTCACAAACTGCTGACCAGCCCTCATGCCCTCACGTTTAGCACGGGTCGTAGCCGCATATTCCTGCGGCGACATACTCTTGATAGCCGCCTCTGGCAGGTAACGCTCACCAGTCTGCAAGCTAGGCTTACCCGACTTAGTGCGCCATTTCTGCTTAGTCCAACTCTTCAAGCTCTTCTGTGGGTCTTGTAACGCCATTAGGAATTATACCCCCCACCCGCAGCTTTATATTGCTTGGCAAGCATCTGAGCTTTACGAGCAGACCATTGCCCCTTCCTGCCGCCCTTATCGCCAGCAAGGATTTTGTTAAAC